TTAAACTGCAAGGGTTAGATTCGAACTAACAAGACCTACCACGTTAATGATTGATCGGACGTTAAACGGACGTCTGTGTTTACCATTTCACCACCTTGCATTGGGTGTCAGCTTAGTGCTGACATAAGACGTTGCATACCAATACCTCCACCACTACGGGGGAAGAAATCAAATGAAAGGAATTCTTCAAGTTCCTTCTCTACTCTTTCCTTACCAAATAATTGATAAAGTAAGTCAGCATATTGACCATCAGAAATAGTATGGAATGTGTCTCTCATCTGGTCCTTATCGGTACTCCTTTCAGCACTACCGATGGTTTCCATACCACCGAGTATCACATCAATCTTTTTACTAGTACCATCAGGATTTCTTCCCATGTTCCAGAATGGTGATGTCCATTCAGGGAAGTCAGTAATCATGCCAGTACTAATAGCAGACTCATGTCCGTGATCTAATTCACGTACTTTGTATTTGTCTGCCCAGTTACCATAAGTTTTAATGTCAAGTTTAGGCAGTCCAAGGTATTCACACAATTCGACTTCCATTGATTTCAGGTCATACACATCACCTTTCATCTCAAACTCAAACATAGGGAAGATTGTTTCGTGTCTTCCTTCAACAGGGTTTGGTTCTGCCCTATATGACGTTGAGACACAAAAAAATCCTTCCGCAGAAGGATTGGACAACAATTCATATTCTAACCACATTTGACCTGTTTGTGGTAAGGGCCAGATATTACCGTTATAATTATAAGTGGCTACTGTTTCTGGATCTTCACAGGCAGCAAGGATACTTAAACGGTTTTGAGTATGGACTTCAAAAAAACCTTTAGCCAAAAAAAATGACCTCAATAGGTCAACAGTCTTGGTATATTTTTGGGGATCAATCAGAGCAGTCATTATTTACGAACAAAACTAATTTATTTAGTAAAGATAAATATTTGCAAATGAACATTATGTTATGTCCCATTTGGTTATATCAAAGAAGAATGAAGTGTATCTTCATGTTCAAGCAGAAATACATGTTTATTATGAATTAGCAGACCAGTTTACTTTCGAAGTTCCTGGTGCAAAATTTTCTCCTGCATATAGAAATAAACATTGGGATGGAAAAATAAGGTTATTTAATACACAGAAAGGAGAGGTATATGTTGGGTTATTAGATAAGATAATTCAATTTTGTAAAGATCATGAATATACTTATGAATTTGTAGATAGTAAGTATTATGGTCTTCCTTTTGAAGTCAATAAAATGATTTCAAAAGAGGGTGTAAAAGATTATATGAATGCTATTTGTAATTATAAACCTAGATCTTATCAAGTTGAGGGAGTATACGATGCTCTAAGACATAATAGAAAGCTGTTGATATCCCCAACTGCTTCGGGAAAATCTCTGATGATATATTCGATTGTTCGATATTACGTTGAGAAAGGGCAAAGTACTCTGATAGTTGTTCCGACGACTTCCCTAGTAGAGCAGATGTATAAAGATTTTGCAAACTACGGCTGGGACGTTGGTTCATATTGCCACAAGATATATGCTGGTAAGGAAAGGGAGACAGACTCTCAGGTAATCATAACAACTTGGCAGTCGATATACAAACTCCCACGTAAATATTTTGAAAGGTTCAATGTAGTAGTTGGTGACGAAGCCCATCAATTTAAATCAAAATCTCTTATATCTATAATGACTAAGTTGGCGGATGCTAAGTATCGTTACGGATTTACAGGAACACTTGATGGAACTCAAACTCATAAATGGGTTCTTGAGGGATTGTTTGGACCGTCCTATAAGATCATTAAAACTGACGAGTTAATGAAGAAAGGGCATTTGGCTAAACTGGATATCAACGTGCTTCTATTGAAACACTCACCGAATAAATTTGAAAATTTTGAGGAAGAGGTGCAGTATATTATTGGACACAATCGTAGAAATAACTTTATTAAAAATCTTGCTTTAGATTTAAAAGGTAATACTCTTATTTTATATGCAAGAGTAGAAGGGCATGGTTTACCTCTTTATGATTTAATAAATAATAATAACCACATTGAAAATCGTCATGTCTTTCTTGTTCATGGTGGAGTGGAAACCGAAGACCGAGAGAAAGTTCGAGAAATCACTGAGCAAGAGAATAATGCTATTATCGTTGCCTCTTACGGAACCTTTTCTACCGGAATTAATATCAAAAATCTACACAATGTAATATTTGCATCACCTTCTAAATCTAGAATACGAAATCTTCAATCAATCGGTAGAGTTCTTAGAAAAGGAGAACGTAAAACAAGAGCAACTTTATATGATATTGCTGATGATATTAGTTATAGATCACGGAGGAATTATACACTTAATCATCTTATAGAAAGAATTAAAGTATATAATGAAGAAAAATTTAACTATGATATAGTAAACATACCTTTTAAAAACTAATGGGCGAAGAATTTTATTCTATAATAAAGTTAATATCAGGAGAAGAAATATTTTCATTGGTGACAATAGATGAGAATGATGGAGATCCTGTAATAGTTCTTCAAAACCCAATTATTATGCAAATGTTCCAAAATGGTCATGGAGCACATATTAAAGTTAAACCATGGATTGAATTATCAGAAGATGATATCTTTTTAGTTACATCAGATAAAATCATTACTATGACTGAATCTAAAGATAACAAATTAATTGAGATTTATAATAATTTTATTTCAGAAGATAATAAAATGGAAATACATACACCAAATGGACTTGTACATCCATCTTCGAAGATGGGATATATATCAACTGTAAATGATGCTCGTAAATACCTTGAAGAAATTTATAATATAACTCAAGATAAAAAAGAAAGCTAATTAATCCCTTTCAACCCTGACAGAGTTATTCTACGTATAATTGAGCACTTTGTCAAGCCCGAAAAGTATGCTATAATTACTTATAAAGTAATCAAGGATATCAAATGTTATGCCTAAGAAAAAGACTGAGCATTATGTAAATAATAAAGAATTGTTGGAGGCGATGATTGTTTATAGAGGAAAAGTTTCTATAGCAAGAGGAAAATTTGTAAAAAAGTATGAGAAAGATCCTCCCAAGTCAGGACCATGGGAGGGTAAACCCCCCATTCCAAATTATCTTGGTGAATGTTTTTTAAAGATTGCTACTCATTTGTCGTATAAACCGAACTTTGTTAATTATATGTTTAGGGAAGATATGATATCCGATGGTATTGAAAATTGTGTACAATACATTCATAACTTCGATCCAGAGAAGTCAAGGAATCCTTTTGCATACTTTACCCAAATTATTCATTATGCCTTCTTGAGACGGATTCAGAAGGAGAAGAAGCAATTAGATATTAAGACAAAGATTATTGAAAGAACAGGATTTGATGAGGTTATGATGGTTGATGATACTGCTCTTGCAGGATCAAGTTCTGAATATAACTCAATTAAGGATAATGTTCAGTATAGAGGAAGTCGCTGATTATGCGGATTGCTGTCATAACAGACACTCATTACGGAGCACGTAAAGGTTCAAAGCATCTTCATGATTATTTTGAACTTTTTTATAAAAATGTATTTTTTCCATATCTTGAAGATAATGGAATAACTACGGTTATTCATATGGGAGATATATTTGATAGTCGTAAATCAATTGATTATCAAAGTCTTGAATGGGCGAAGAGAGTAGTATTTGAACCTCTTAAGAAGTTTAAGGTATATGCTATTACTGGTAATCATGATTGTTATTATAAAGATACAAATTATGTAAATTCACCAGAACTTTTATTAAAGGATTATACAAATATAAAAACTTATTCTAAGGCAATAGAAATAAAGATAGATAAATTAAAAATTCTTCTTTTGCCCTGGATTAACAGTGAGAATTATCAAGAGTCTTGTGAAGTAATTAAGAAATCCAAGGCAAAAATTGTCATGGGACATCTTGAGATTAATGGATTTAGGGCTACTCGTGGGCATATAATGGAAACGGGTATGGATGTTGGTGTATTTAATAAATTTGATAAAGTATTTTCTGGTCATTTTCATACTAGATCAACTGATGGAAAAATTCATTATTTGGGTAATCCTTATGAGATGTTTTGGAATGATGTGAATGATCCTAGAGGATTTCATATTTTTGATACGGAAACTTTTACACATACTCCAGTTAATAATCCATATAAATTATTTTATAACATATATTATGAGGATACCAATTATAAATTATTTAATACTACTGAATATGAGAATAAAATTGTTAAATTGATTGTTCGTAAAAAATCTAAACCGAAACAATTTGAAAAGTTTATTGATAAACTTTATTCTGCTGGTATTCAAGAATTGAAAATTATTGAAAATTTTAATATTCAAGAGAATGAGCAATTTGATATTGATGAGGAGGAAAGTACTATTTCAATTTTGAATCGTTATATTGATGAATCAGAATTTGAATTTGATAAGAATATTATTAAGGGTATTTTTCAAGATCTTTATAGGCAAGCTTGTGAGGTAGAATAATGTATCTTCTTAGTCTTAAAGGTAGTAGAGATGAGGGAGCATATGCAGTTCAGGATAATCATGGGCATAAAGTTTTATTTCTTTTTGAAGAAGAAGATGATGCGGTAAGATATGCTATGATGTTAGAAGATCAAGAAGACCAAGTAATGGACGTGGTTGAAGTTGATGATGAACTTGCTCTAAAGACTTGTAGGGTGCACGCTTACAAGTATGCTGTGATTACCCCTGATGACATTGTAATTCCTCCAAAGAATGATAAACTTCAAAAAAATTAAGTATAAAAACTTTTTAAGTACTGGTAATCAATTTACGGAGATTGATTTTCAAAGTTATAATACTAATTTGATAATTGGAACAAATGGTGCTGGTAAATCTACTATGTTGGATGCACTGACTTTTGTTTTGTTCAATAAACCATTTCGTAAAATTAATAAACCACAATTAATTAATACTACAAATGAAAGAGATTGTGTGGTTGAGATAGAATTTTCTATTAATAGTAGGGATTATCTTGTTAGGAGAGGAATTAAACCGAATATATTTGATATTGAATTGAATGGTAATCTCTTACATAAAGAAGCAGATGATCGTGTCAATCAGAAATTATTAGAAGAAAATATTTTAAAGGTAAATTATAAATCTTTTACTCAAATTGTTATTTTGGGTAGTAGTACTTTTGTACCTTTTATGCAATTGACGGGTGCAAATCGTAGAGATGTTATTGAGGATTTGTTAGATATTCGTATTTTTTCTGCTATGAATAATCTTATTAAGGATAAGATGCGAGAAAGGAAAGAGCAGGTTAAATCTTTAGGTCTTAAAAAAGAAACTCTTAAAGATAAAATGCAGATGCAAAAGAATTTTATTGAAGAAATTGAGGAGCAGGGCAAAAATAAAATTAAAGGTAGTGATGATAAAATTAAAGTTTTAACTATAGAAAATGATACTCATATAGAACATAATGAATTAATAGAATCGAATGTATTAGACTTAATTAAGGAGCAAGAAGATCTTACTGGTGTATCTGGAAAGTTAGTGAAACTTAATAATCTTAGGGGTAAAATTACTCAAAAAGTCTCTACAATTACCAAGGAACATAAGTTTTTCACAGATAATACGGTATGTCCTACCTGTACTCAGGGTATAGAAGAGGACTTTAGATTAAATAGAATTACTGACGTTCAAAATAAAGCAAAGGAACTTAAGAAGGGCTTCGCAGATCTCGAAGAAACCATCAAGTTAGAGGAGAAAAGAGAACGTCACTTTAACCAATTATCAAAGGAGATTACAAAACTCAACCATGACATTTCTCAAAACAATACTCGTGTCTCTCTCAACCAGAGACAAATCCGAGACCTTGAAGATGAAGTTCAAAGAATTGCCGAACAACTTAAGAATAGAAATACTGAGCATGAGAAGTTAGCAGAGTTTAAAGAAAATCTCCAGAAAACAGTAGACAATTTATCAACTAGAAGAGAAGAGATCGTTTATTACGATTTTGCTTATTCCTTGCTTAGGGATGATGGCGTTAAAACGAAGATTATTAAAAAGTATCTTCCTTTTATAAATCAGCAAGTGAATAGATACTTACAGTTGATGGATTTTTATATCAACTTTACTTTGGATGAGGAATTTAATGAAACGGTAAAATCACCGATTCACGAAGATTTTTCATATTCATCATTTAGTGAAGGTGAAAAGATGAGAATTGATTTAGCATTACTCTTCACATGGAGAGAAGTTGCTAGAGTTAAAAATTCAGTTAATACCAATCTATTGATTATGGATGAGGTCTTTGATAGTTCTCTTGATGGATTTGGTACAGATGAATTTTTAAAAATAATTCGATATGTTATAAAAGATGCTAACATCTTTGTGATATCTCATAAATCCGATCTACATGATAAATTTGACAATGTGATAAAATTTGATAAGATAAGAGGATTCTCACGCAGAGTATAGCCATGAATGTCCCAAATTGGCAACACCACTCAAAAAAAGAACAGAAACGCAACTTGAAACCACAAGCATTGCGACAATCAAAATATAGAAGGCAAGCACTCAAAAGGAAACTTAAGGGTGCTTCTTCTTTAGTTACACTTGTTATTAGGAGGTTTAAAAAATGGTAAGTGAACTAGTCTTTCATGTTTATAAGAAAGACTCTCTAGAGACTAAGGTAGTGGCACACAGTTTAACTGTTGATGAGTTAGAAGAAAGATTGAAAAATAAGGACATTGATACTTCTATTCATGAAATTGTACCAATAGAACCTCAATATGCTGAGAGTGATGCCAGTTATTAAAGTGGTATAGTGTGGAGTGTAGAAGGTCTTTTTTAGTGTATTATAGACACATAATAATAAAACACTAATGGCAGTAAAGCACGAAATCAAATCACAACTTGCCAAACTTCTTGCTACTGAGGATTTAATTGTAGAGAATAAAAAAGTAGAAACTGCTCAGTTTGATGTTCATAGTCGTGTATTAACTCTTCCAATATGGGAGAAAGCAAGTAATAATGTATATGATTCATTAGTTGCTCATGAGGTAGGACATGCTCTATATACACCTGATAGGAATTGGTTTAAAGAAATTCAAATCCCTCCACAGTTTGTTAATGTAGTTGAGGATGCTAGAATTGAGAAATTAATGAAACGTAGATATGCTGGACTTGCCAAAACTTTTTATAATGGATATAATGAATTACATGATCAAGATTTCTTTCAAGTAAATGATGAAGATATTTCTATTCTTAATCTTGCTGATAGGGCTAATTTATACTTTAAGGTGGGTTCGTTCCTTCCTGTGGCTTTTTCATCTACTGAAAAATCGATTATCAATTTGATCAATGACTGTGAAACGTTTGATGACACCTTATCCGCAGCAGAAACGTTATATAATTTCTGCAAGCAGGAACTTGAAAGGCAAAAAGAAGAAAT